TGCCGGCGCGCTTCGTCGATGCGGCCGGTCCGCGCCAGCGCCTCGACCAGCCAGAAGGAGCAGATCACGAAGGCATGGAAGAAGAGTACACTGAGTACGACGAAACAATGTCTCCAGCCGATGAAGCCGCTCCGACTACTATGGACGAAACAACTCTTGATGAAATCCTTGCAGAACTCGACTCCCTTGATGAAACTGACGAAGTAGAAGAAGCTGAAAAAGAATTAGATGAAGCTTTTGAACTTGAAGAAGCTAAAGAAGAGGAAGAAGAATCTGAAGAAGAAGACGGCGAAGGCGAAGAAGAATCAACAGAAGAAACAAAAGTAGTAGACATTACTCTTGGAGATCTGGTTGACGCTATCAAAGCCGCAATGGCAGGTGAAACTCCAGCCGCAACTGAAGAACCAGAAATGGAACCAAAATCAGACGACATTTCACTTGATGAGATCTTAGCTGAACTCGAAGAAGAAATGAAAGAAGAAGGCGCTGGATCTGGAGATTACATGGACGAAGCTAAGAAGAAGAAAGCTAAAGAAGACGAAGACAAAAAGAAAGCTGAAAAAGAGCTTGAAGAAGCTAAAAAGGCAATCGAAACAATGAGAGCAGAGCTGAACGAGGTAAACCTCCTTAACGCTAAACTGCTTTATGTAAATAAGATCTTCAAGGCAAAATCTCTTACAGAAGCTCAGAAAGTAAAAGTTCTGAATGCGTTTGACAAGGCGACTACAGTAAAAGAGGTTAAAAACACTTACAGCATCGTAAGCGAAGCCATAACTGCAGCACCTAAGAAGCAATTAAAAGAGTCTTTCGGATTCGCATCTAAGCCATCAGGCATCGCTCCTAAAACAAATACAATGGAGTCTGATCCTTTCATAGCTAGAATGCAGAAACTTGCAGGACTTTAATCAAAAACAAAAATTAATCTAAACTAAAAAACACAAACACAATGAATCTAGTAAATTCCCTTTTACAGGAATCAGCACAGAATGCGTACGGAACGCAACTTTCTGTAGCTCAAAGACTCGTTAAGAAGTGGGGCAAATCAGGCCTGCTTAAGAACCTTAACGAGCACGATTCAAGGACGATGGCGATGATCCTTGAAAATCAGTCTAAACAGCTCGTAATCGAGTCATCTACCTCTAACGCAGGTGGTGCAACTCCTCAGGCTACTTTTACCGCAGGTAACGGTGAGCAGTGGGCAGGTGTAGCTCTTCCGTTGGTTCGTAAGATCTTCGGTCAGCTTGCATCTAAGGAGTTCGTTAGCGTACAGCCAATGAACCTGCCTGCTGGTCTGGTATTCTACCTTGACTTCCAGTATGGTACTTCAGGTAACAACAACTTTACGCAGAATTCATCTTTGTATGGTACACAGTCTTCTAACTTTGGTAACTTTGCTTCAGGTGGTCTTTACGGTCCTGGTAAGTTTGGATACTCTCTGAACCTTTTCAGTGCATCTGTTGTAATCTCAACACCAGCTTCTGGTACTTGGGCAGATCTTGGATTTGATTCAACTTATTCAGCATCAGTAGCAAGTAATGAAATTAAAAAATTCACTGTTCCAGTATCTCAATTATCTGGATCTAATCTTTTAGGAGTTAGAGCATTTACTATTACATCAGGATCAAATATTACTACATCAGATAATATCCCAGCGTCAACTACAACAGATGGTACAAGCGTATTCTTCTATGTATCTGCTTCTACTGCTGAAATTGGTGGTACTACTGGATACGTTGTACAATATCAAAAAGCTACCGACTTCAACAAGATGGGTGACTTCGAAGATCGCACTGCAACACAGGGTGTATCTGTACCGAACGCTTATTCTGCTACTTCAATCTCTATCCCTGAGATCAACGTTGCGATGCAGAGCCAGACTATCTCGGCTAAGACTCGTAAGTTGAAAGCGCAGTGGACTCCAGAGTTTGCTCAGGACCTGAATGCATACCACTCTCTGGATGCTGAAGCTGAACTGACTGGTATCCTTTCTGAGTACATCACTCTTGAGATCGACCTTGAGGTTCTTGACATGCTGATCGAAAAAGCTCCTACTCAAGACTTCTGGTCTGCAAAGGTTGGTAACCAGATTAACACCGCAAACACAGCGTTTACTTCAAACACTGCAGGTGTGTTCTACAACCAGATGACTTGGTTCCAGACTATCGGTATCAAGCTTCAGAAGCTGTCTAATACTATCCACCAGCGTACACTTCGTGGAGGTGCAAACTTCATGGTAATCTCTCCAGCAGTAGCTACTATCCTTGAGTCAATCCCAGGATTTGCAGCTGATACTGACGGTGCAGCAGACACAATGAAGTACGCTTTCGGTGTACAGAAGATCGGATCTCTGAACAGCCGTTACAAAGTGTATAAGAATCCTTATATGACTGAGAACGTGATCCTGTTAGGTTTCCGTGGTAACCAGTTCCTTGAGACAGGTGCGGTTTACGCTCCTTACGTGCCACTGATCATGACTCCTCTGGTGTACGATCCGAACACGTTCACTCCAAGGAAAGGTATCATGACACGTTACGCGATGACAATGGTTCGTCCAGAGTTCTACGCTAACCTGTTCGTATCTGACCTGAACGTAGTCTAAGTTTAACCTAGTAAAATAGATACAAAAAGAACGGCCCGGTTTTTACCGGGCTTTCTTATTTTATATAGATTCATGATATTTATACTAAAACAATAACATGCCAGAAATAGTAGACGGATTAAAAGATCCATATGGTTTAAATGGAGGCGCTATATTAAGCGGATCAGTAAACAAAGCAACAGATTCTTTTTGGTTCTATTCAGTAACAAGTGGAACTACAGCAATCATTAAATTTTCAAACTTAAGCGGAAGTCAAATAAGTGCTTCTTTTGGAGCAGGTCAAAGCATATACGGAAATATAACTTCTGTGACACAATCAACAGGATTATCAATACTGTATAGTGGATCATACTTCCCTAGATACTAATAGTTTCACTCATAAAACCTAAAAATGACTCAGGTTACAGAACCAAAAAAGTTAAAGAACCCGATAAGGTTCCACGTCCAGTTAAACGAAGAGCAGAAGCAAGCAAAGCAGGTAATACTGGACAACACGATAACAGTTTTAAAAGGACAAGCGGGTTCTGGTAAGTCGATGCTAGCTGCGCAAGTGGCATTAGATATGCTGTTTAAGAGGGAGGTCGAAAAGATCATACTCACAAGACCAGCCGTAAACTCAGGAGAAGAGATCGGATATCTTCCAGGGGACAAAGACGCAAAGCTGGCTCCTTATACAGCGGCGATATACGACAACATGTATAGGCTCTACAATAAGGAGAAGATCGATAAGGAGCTTGCAGAGGGTAGGATAGAAGTCATACCTCTTGGATTCATGCGAGGACGAAACCTTTCAAACTGCTGTATAGTCGTAGATGAAGGTCAAAACATAACTCACAAGCAGATGGAGTTACTTTTAGGCAGGATATGTAATGGAAGTCGAATGATAATATGCGGAGATGTGTATCAGATCGACCTCAGGAACAAAAAAGAGTCAGGCTTTGATTTCATATGCAAAAACTTCACAGACGTCCCTAAGTTCTCCGTATTCACACTAAAGCAAAACCACAGAGATCCAATAGTAGAAGAAATCCTCAAAGTTTACAAGCAGTTTGAGGACTAAGGTTTTAATTCTCAATATTTATTGTAAACACTAATTATGTCTAGCCAAGCACCTTATAACCCAAATACCACAATATTCACATCAGGAAGTAGCACACCTTTCGGACTATACGATTCAGACATAACTTTTGCAAGCGAATCTGTAAAAGTAGCCAATTATTGCGCTAAAAAACTGGGTTATCCAATGATGGAAGTGGAATTGCAAGGAGATCAATTCTTTGCTTGTTTTGAGGAGGCTGTTTCTACCTATGCTCTTGAAATATATCAATCTAAGATAAAGGATAATTACTTAGGTTTGGAGGGATCTCCTACTGGATCTCAATTGAATAATACAGTAGTAGTTCCAAATTTAAATACAGTAATCACAATAGCAGATACCTATGGAGCACCTGCAGGAGTTGGCGGAACTGTGAATTGGTATACTGGTGCAATACCTTTAGTCCCAGGACAGCAGATATATGATCTTCAACTTATTGGCTCATCAAGTGGATGGATTCAACCTGGAGACCGAGTAGTGGTACAAGAAGTATTCTATAAGGGAACTCCAGCAATAAATCAATATTACGATCCATATATTGGAGGATCTATAAACTACCAAGGCGCCACAGAAAACTTTGGTTGGGCATCATACTCTCCTGGTTTGAACTTCACCCTATTCCCTGTTTATTGGGACATACAGAGGATCCAAGAGATAGAGATGTCTAATACTGTGAGAAGAAGTGCATTTACATTTGAGTTAGTCAATAATAATCTCAAGATATTCCCAGTTCCAGAGATAAGTGGAGTTACTTTGTGGATCCAATACTCAAAGAAAAGCGAGATGGGAAATCCTGCGATAAACAGTCCTTACTCAGGAAGCACAAACCTTATAGCAAATCCATCTCAAGTACCTTATGGAACTATAACATATTCTCAAATAAACAGACCAGGAAAGCAGTGGATATACGAATACACGCTTGCGCTTGCTTCAGAGCTTCTTGGATTGGTAAGAGGAAAATACACACAGGTTCCTGTTCCAGGCTCAGAAGTAACTTTAAATGGAGCAGATCTTATATCAAAAGGTCAAGCAATGCAACAAGCGCTTAAAGAGAGATTAAGACAAGAGCTTGATGATATGACAAGACAATCTCAGTTGGAAAGAAAAGCAGCTGAAGCACAATCACTAAGTAGCACGCTTACAAACGTACCACTTTTAATATACATTGGGTAATGGCACTATTCGGATCAACGAGAGACATAACAACGTTTAAATTCATCACTAAAGAGGTGGTGGAGAATATAGTATCTCAAATGGTAGGATATTATAAAGTAGTGTTAGATTCAACGAGAATTAATACTTATGGAGAAGCCTTAAATAAGACTTACATCGGACCAGTATTAATAAATTGCTTGATACAACGAGGAGATTTTGAGTTTACTAATAGTGAACTTGGACCTGATAATACAAGACAAGTTGAATTCAGGTTTTTCAAAGATCATTTAAAAGATGCGAACGTATTTCCTGAAGTTGGAGATGTGATATTATACAATGAGCTTTTCTTCCAAATTGATAATGTTAACGAGAATCAGCTTATATTAGGAAAGGATAATGACTACGCATATCAAGCTGGATTAGATGGATTTGGTTCATCTTACTCAATAATACTGAAAGCACACTATACTTCTCCAGATGCATTAGGAATAAAACAAAATAGACTATAAACATGGCAGGAGGCATACAACAAACAAGACCACAGACGCGAAGGGAGTTCATGAAGACTCTAGAGATGCCATATGTTCAGCAGTCTCCAGATCCAGTATTTACTCTGCCTCAAAAGCTAGGTCAACCAGAGTTTAACAGAGCTCTGGAATACTCATTAAAGGATAGTGATGACAAGGTATTCTCAGTAGGCATAAAGGACATAGACGACGCTGTGATGTACTATTTTACAGAGGTATTAAAACCTGCAGTGGTACAAAACAATACAAGAGTAAACGTGCCAGTGATATACGGAAACCCTGAAAACTGGAAAAGCGTACAGGACGATGGATATTACAGGGACCAGAAAGGTAAAGGCATGGCGCCTCTAATCATGTTCAAGAGAAACTCTGTGACCCAAAACAGAAACCTGGGAAACAAGCTCGACGGAAATAAAGCACACAACTTACAATTTTTTGAAAAGAAATACTCGGCAAGAAACCAGTACAGCAACTTTGCAGTTTTAAATAACCGATCTCCAGAGAAAGAATACTTAGTATCGATAACTCCAGACTATGTAACTGTCGAGTACACATGCATGATTTGGACTTATTTTGTAGAACAGATGGATTCTCTTATTGAATCTTTTAACTTTGCGTCCAGAAGCTACTGGGGTGACCCTAAACGCTTTCTTTTCTACAGCAATATAGATTCATTCACCGACACCATATCGTACGATCTTGGCGACGACAGGCTGGTTAGAAACAGTTTTACGCTTACTCTTAATGGATATCTGGTTCCTGATATAGAAATGAGCAAGATCGCAGGTGCTAGTAAGTCGTACGGAATATCAAAACTAGTATTTGGACTCGAAACAACTAGCGGAACAGAGACAGCAACTACTGCAGCTAAGAAAGTTGGAAGCCCAGCCAAGGGTGCTCTGATAAACGACTCGGTGAATAACGTGTACAATGTAACAAATGGTGGCTCTGTGGATCCAAATATATTGACATACCTGAACCTAAATAAACAAGTAGTAGGGACAGCAACAAATGCAACTACTGCCACATTTGCAAATGGATGGGTGTCTGCTCCTTCAGGATTGCCGCCTACAAGCGTTGATAATTTTACATTCTTTGTAAACGGAAGTCTTGTTGACAGAGCAGCGATAGTGAATTTTACACAAGGAGGGGGAATATCAACATTGGTTATAAACCCAACAATATTAGAATATAGCTTAGACGCAGGAGATTATATCGTAGCAATAGGAAAGTTTACTAATTAAATATGCCACAATTAAGAAATAAACAGTTAGAATACCCGTTAAGCGGATCGTTCACCGGTAGTTTACTCGGAACAGCTTCCTATGCAGATTACTCAACAACATCATCTTTTGGCGTATCAAGCTCTTATTCGCTAAGCTCAAGCTATAGTGTAACAGCTTCTTATTCTGTAAGTTCTTCACAAGCAGAAAATGCAACTACTGCTTCGTACTCGTTGACTGCGTCTTATGTAGCGAATGCATCATCGTTTCCTTTCACTGGAAGCGCAATCATAACAGGAAGTCTTATTGTAACTGGTTCTATAATATCGACTGGTGGATTTACTGGATCTCTTTTTGGAACAGCTTCATACGCAATATCAAGTTCTTATGCTCAGACTGCTTCATATACCCCTAACTATTTACCATTAACAGGCGGTACTATAACTGGAGACTTAATTGTAAATGGAACCGGTTCTTTCTCATATTTACACGTAACATACGAATCTGCATCAATAATATATTCATCAGGTTCAAACCAATTTGGAGATGCAGCTGACGATGTTCAGACTCTATACGGAGCAGTTAATATACCGACAGGTAGTCTAAGAGTAAGCGGTAGTACAACAATAACTGGATCTTTAAATGTGACTGGAGGTATAACTGGATCACTTTTAGGAACTTCTTCATTTGCTACTTCAGCTTCTTATGCAATAACATCTAGTTATTCTGTAAGTTCATCTTATAGCATATCATCTTCCTATTCTATAAGCTCAAGTTATTCTATTTCAAGTTCATTTGCTCAAACAGCATCTTACGTTAAAAATGCGCAGACTGCCAGCTACGTAAATCCATTATCCCAGAGCGTTATAATATCTGGTTCTCTCATAGTTACTGGTTCTACAAATTTACAGACTTCGACAGGAACAGTATTTTCGATGAATGCAGACGTATTATCTGTTACTGGATCTTTAATAGTTACTGGTTCATCAATATTTACAGGTAGCGTTTCTGTATTAGGAGGAGTAATAGCAACTTCTTTTACTGGATCTCTGCTAGGAACTGCATCTTATTCATCACAAGCTCTTAGTAGTTCTTTTGCAACTACATCATCATATTCTATATCTAGTTCATATTCAGTAACTTCAAGTTATTCAAGTAATGCTTTATCAGCTTCATATTCTTTAAGTTCTAGTAGAGCAATAACAAGTTCTTATTCACTAACAGCAAGTTATATTGACGGAGGGTTTTATTAATTATGCCAGTATACTTTTTAAATACAAGTAATCAAGGGGTAATATCATTCGATAATACAAATGGTACAGGTAATATATCAGTAAATGTAAATCCTGCCCCTGCTGCAATTGCACAACCTTGGCAACAAATAAATACAATTATAAGTTATTTAAGAGGTTATACGACAACTTTTAGAAATCCTCAGTTCTTTATATATCGACTAGATGGAACTCCATATTATATAGTAGATGGTGGCCAAGATATGTTTGATGCAAATGGAAATGGTACAGCTCCATGGTTAAGGGCAGGTACGAATTATACAAGCCCAGGAAACACAGCTATACCAACTCCTCCAGCTCTTCCGTACTCTTCTCAATCTTCTACTTTAACAGATACTAACTTCTACTATGCTTCTTTTGGATATACTCAATCAGCGGGTAGTTTTCCAGCAGCTCAAAGTTCAGTATATCACCCATTAACAATGATTGGGTCAAGAAGCGGTTCTGGTCCTATAGGATGGCAAAAAGCAGGTAATATAGGAGCTGATGGAGCAGGTAGTATATCTACTGGAAGTTTATATACAGGTTCTGTTATAAATGGATTTACTACTTATGCATATTTTAGGCAAACTTATGGTGAAGGAGTAGATCCAAATATATGTGACGTTTACATGTTATTTGGGCATTCTAATTGGGGTTCTAATTTTGGTACAGTAGTTTGGTCAGCAAGTTTAAGTACCACGGGACAAGGAGCTGCTCTATATGCAACTGGTTCGGCATCTAATTTACTGGCAATAACAACACTACTTAGTAGAACAGGAAGTACTCCATCAGTTGCAAGTTTACCTATAAGTTCTAGTGATTTAAGAACTGTAGTAGATAATTATACATTACGTCTAAAAGAGGCACTATCTTATTAGATAAAAGATATTTATTAATATGCCAGATAAGATAATACACATAAGAAGTTTAACTCCAGGTTCTGTTCCTACCACTTCTTCATTAGGAGTAGGTGAGATAGCTATAAATGTGCCTGATGGTAAAGCTTTCTTAAGACAATCTGGAAGCACAGATACAATACAGTCTTTTGTAACTACGAACTCAACTACTACAGGAAGCGTTACAATATCAGGATCAATTACGCTAACAGGTTCTCTAAACATAACAGGTTCGACTACTCAAATAGGTAATAATACACTATTAGGTAATACAACCCTGTCAGGAAGCATCATAATTAGCGGTTCGACTATAACTCCTACAGTTCAAGTATATGGAAATATAACTCATGACGGATACGTAAGATTCAACCCAGTAACTACAAATATAGATACTTCGATATCAGCGTCTTACATCTACGTATCAGGTTCTACTAGTGATCTATACTTTTCTCAAAACGGAGAGGGATATTCTAACACAACTCGATTAAGGTGGCTAGAAGGTAATCTATATACTGGTCTTTTAAGCGGGGGTATAATATCAGCGTCTTTAGGCACTAATACTTATTATATAACTTCGGGTTCAGGTATCATAGTAAACTTAAATGCTAGCACTTCTAGTAGAGATCCATATCCGACTGTTCAATATTTACAGTGGAATACTTTATCTCATACTATCGATGGATTATCGGGATCAGCTGACCAACAATTTGTAGCAATTGATAATACTGCCACTATAGTTGCACAAGCAAATCCGTATGTTGATGGAGATTTTAATACAAAAATACCGATAGGTGTCGTAATACATCAGAATCGTAGCAGTATAAATGCGTATCAAACATTTCCTTCATTAGCATATGGATGGAAACAAAGGACAACTGATTTTGTAAAAGCATTTGGACCTTTAAAAATATCAGGATATACTTTAGAGCCTAGCGGTTCTTCAACTGGTTCACTAAAACTTTCTTCTGGTACTGCTTGGGTAGACGGTAGAAATTATACAGTTGATCCAAATAATCCAAGCTATATCAGTGAAGCAACGGGAATTACTACATCAAAAATATACAGATATTACCAATCTGGTTCTAGTTGGGTTTATGATACAAATAATGGAGTTGGATTTGAGACTATAGATCCAACTAAGTACTCAAATAATGGTGTATTAACAACTGTAAGTACAACTAATTGGACAATACAGAGAGTATTCTATTTCCCTAACAGCGCTACAAAAGCTTTTTATGTTTACTATGGAAATGCGGAATATGCTAACGAAGCAGCAGCTTTAGCAGCAGTAGGTACAGAACCATTTACTGAAGCTCCAAATACAGCGGCAAATGCCATCTATGTTGGATACATGTTACTTAGAAGAAATGCTAACTTTACTAATGATACAACATATACAATATATCAAGCAGGTCTTTTTAGAGGTAGCGGAGTAAGCGCAGCAGGAGGAAGCGGAACTACAAGTCCAGGAGGTTCAGACACTCAAATACAATATAATAACGCAGGAGTTTTTGGAGGTGTCCCAACTTTAATATGGGATGGAAGTTTATTAAGCGCAACAGGATCATTTACAGGATCTTTTATTGGTAATTTAACAGGTACTGCCTCATATGCACTAACATCATCTTTTGTAACAGCATCGAATGTTTACGGTCCATATGGATCAAATAGCGTAATAAGTGCTAGTTATGCTAATACAGCAGTTACAGCTTCTATTTCAGATAGAACAACACAGACAGATATTCTTGTTTTAAATCAGACAGGAAATACTATAAATAAAGGATTAGTAGTTAGGATTACTGGATCAAATAATGCAAGCGATATTCCAAGAATAGTAACCGCATCTTACGAAAATGATAATAATTCTGCTAATACACTAGGTATAACTGCTGAAAATATATCTAATGGGTCAACAGGATATGTTATAACAGAGGGCGTATTAACTGGAATTAACACTACAGCATTTATATCAGGTCAATTAATATACTTAGGAGCAACAGGATCAATTACAGGTTCAGCGCCTAGAGCACCACTACACGCTGTTAGATTGGGAGAAGTAGTAAGAGAACAATCAAATAATGGATCAATATACGTCAGAATAGATAATGGATATGAGCTAGGAGAGCTACATGACGTAGTAGACGATACGACTACAGGATCTTACGGGGATTTGCTAATAAAAAGTGGTAGTGTATGGACTAATTCTAAAAATCTGACAGGAAGTTATACATTATCAGGAAGTTTATCTACAAATGATGGAATTACAGCAATAACTATAAATGCTACGTCTGTAACTGCTTCACTATTTGGAACTTCTTCTTGGGCAAATCAAGCAGTGACAGCTTCTTACGTAACTGCATCGAATGTATACGGACCTTTTGGAAGCAATTCAATATTATCTTCTTCTTACGCTCTTACAGCCTCATATGCATTAACAAGCGCAGGAGGAGGATCTGGAGCAGGATTTCCGTTCACAGGTTCAGCGGTGATCACAGGAAGTCTGATAGTAACAGGAAGTGCCACTTTTACAGACTCAATAGTGATAGATGCTACTCTAATAACAGCATCATTAGTTAATACTGGAGCTGGAAATACAACTATATCTACACAGGCAACTGGATCGTATAGAGCAATGTTTGCAAAGTATACAATATTTAATTCAGGAAATGCAAGAGCTGGTGAGTTTATGGCAGCGTGGAATGGAACAAACATCCAATTCACAGATACATCTACGACTGATATAGGGAATACAAGTACTGTAGTACTAACAGGATCTCTCACAACAACAGACGTACAATTAAGTACTGGAGTTGGGGTAGGTTGGACAGTAAAGACCCAGACAACTTACATCTAATCTAAGATATTTATAGATACATTAGTTGGACAGTGAAAACTAATATAAAATGTCAAATGAATTTGTTGCCCGAAATGGGTTTATATCAAAACAAGATTCTGTAGTTACAGGATCGATAAGTGCTACTGCAGGGGTATATGGAAGTATAACATCTGCATCATATTCAGTTACTGCTTCTTATGGAAATTCAGTATTAACTGCGTCATATGTAGCATCAGCGATATCATCTTCTTATTCGTTATTTGCAGTTACATCGAGTAATACAGTTACTGCATCTGTTTATGCATTACCATCATATGCACCTACAGTAGGATTAAATACTTATATATCACCTTATATTTGTTGGACAGAAACTACTGGAGCTTTTTTATCACAAGCAGTCGGATTAGATAATATAGTAGTTACTCCAGTATTAATAAATAAATCATGTAATTTAGCTGCAGTAGGATTATCATTTGCATCTACATCTAGCGGAGTTGCAACAACAGCTAGTTTAGGTTTATATAGAGATAATGGAGCAATGCTTCCTAGTACGCTTATTCAATCTTTAGGCAACATATCTACAACAAGCTCTACTTTACAATATATTGAAATTATGCCAAATCCTAGTATTTCACTAGACGCTAAAAATATTTATTGGTTAGCGTTTGTTGGAGATAATGCACTAAGAGTTGGTATACCTAGTCATAATAATATGTTGTTAAATCCTTTATTAGGCGTAGATGTATCAGCTAGTTTTCCAGCGGCAGGTCAATATATAAGTTACAAAAATATATCAAATTATATGACTAGATCAGCGGGTAGTAGTATAACAATGCCTAGTTCTTTAGGGCAATTAACGGCGGGGTATACTGTATATTCATATAACTCTGCATCATCGTACATAGGACCTATAATAAATGTAACATATTAAAATGGCAAATGAATTTGTAATAAGAGAAGGTTTTTTAAGTACACAATATGCGTCAGTAACAGGATCGTTAATTGTAACTTCTGGGATAACTGCATCATTAAATACTGCTTCTTATGCGTTTACTGCTAGTTATTCAGATAGTGCTTTATCTGCCTCAGTTACTACTACAATAGCATCATCGTCATATTCTAATAATTCTCTATCGTCAAGTTATTCTATACAAGCATTAAATGTATTAGGATCGATTACAGCCTCTTACTTACTTCCTCAAAATTCTACAATATTAACAAATGGAATATTGCCAGGAACGGCGAGTATTGGAGGAATATTATATCCATTTAATGCAATGACTATTTTAAATACTGCTCAATTTAATGCTGTTTTAAATGCTCAGGGTATTATATATCTAACTCCAATAGCTATTCAAAGTACATGCATTCCAACAAAATTAGGAGTTTTATCAAATACTGCTTTGGCTAATCCAGGAAGAATTACTGTAGGGATATATACAGGAACAGATAGAATGTTACCTGACACATTAATAACTTCAGCGAGTATTACAGGAATAGGAACAACGAGAACTGTCTACACCGCTTCTGTATCAGATAGTATAACTTTACAAAAAGATCAGATATACTGGCTTGCAATGGTTATGTCTGGATCTACAGGTGCTACTTCTCAAAATTCATATGCGACAAATAACTTTATATCTAGTACAGCTTGGTTTGGATTTACACAAAATAGACTATTTAATCCTCTATTAGGTGTGCAAGTTCCAATAAATACTATTTCATTACGACAAGTTGCATATTATACAACAAGTTCAGTAAATCAATTATTACCTACAACGTTACCAAATACTACGTCATCATATACAGTATTATCTTATAATAATAGGTCAACTCAAGGTGGTAATAATGCTGGATCTGTGCCAATTCCACCACTTATATTTTACTAAAATACTATGGGTAAATTTCAATCTAATCAATTAATAGCAAAAGATAATTCAGTTATATCAGGTTCATTATCAGTATCTGGAAGTATCTTAGGATTAAATTTTATATCTGCATCTAATGTAGTTACGAGCTCTTATGTTTTAAATGCATTAACAGCGTCATATACTACATTGACGACAGTATCAACATCTTCTTTTAGTACATTTGCTGTTACTTCTTCGGTAGCATCTACAGCCTCATTTGCGTTAGGACCTGTGTATGCACCCACGCAAGGAATAGGTTATCTCAGTCCAAACTATTATATGGGAACGGCAGATACCTTTGTAAATAACGCGACTATCTATTATCCCGGAGTTTTATATTCCCCTATAGTGATAACAAGGACTTGCACAGTTACAACAATGTCAATAGTAGGAGGAAATAACGCAGCAGCAGCTATAACGACCAGAGCAGCTCTCTATTCAAATTCAACATCTAGTTTTCTACCTCAATTTTTATTAGGACAGGCCTCAGCGTCAGTTCCAGTAAATTCAGGTCTTATACAAGTAATCCATATGCCTCTTGTAACCCCAATAGTATTACAAGCAAACACAGTTTATTGGATCTCTTTTGCATCACCAACAAATTTCAAAATAGTAGTAGGATCTGTATCAAGTGGACATGCAAACTTTTCTAGTATAAATCCTCTATTAGGTCCTATGTATAGTACTAGAAATGCTCAATTTATAGGAAATAATCTAATAGCATCAGGATCTAGTTTGGGAGCAACATTTTTAGCAACTTCATCACAAACGATAACAGACTATAGAGCTCAACCAAATGAACAATATCCTGTATTAATGCCAGTATTAAAAGTAACTTACTAATATGCCTACATACATACCAGTATACCAAAGAAGATTAGACCCAGAAACAGGACAGCCGATAATAGGACCTGATGGATTAGAAGTAATGGACCTAGTAAAAATAATAGAAATTCCAGATGAACCTATTTATGATTCAACTCCAGATGGAAATAATTATAGCGAGAATCAAATATTATTGCCAGGAATTATGGATTTACCTATAGAATCTGATCCTACTCAAAATCCATAATATTTATAGAAAATCACACGCGTTATGGGTCAGGTCATCGCTTTGCTTGTAGGTATATTCGCAATAGTCTTGATCGTAAAGCACCTAAAAGACGTGGACAAAACACTCAAAGAAAAAGAAAAATAACGTTATGGAAAAACTGACAACAGACGAGCTAAGCAAGATCAAACTCATAAAGCAAGACGCGCTAGAGATAGCATCAAAGCTTGGAGAACTTGAGTTTCAAAAGATATCCATAGAGCTGAAGATCGACGAACAAAAGAAGGAGATCTCAGCGCTAAAACTAAGAGAACAGTCGATTTTAGAAGAGATCACCTCGAAGTACGGAGATGTTACGATAAATATAGAGACAGGAGAAATTTCGTAAGAAATTACTGATATTTATTAGTAGAAAAAACAACAACATAAATGGCTGAAACACTTTTAAGCCCTGGCGTATTTTCGATAGAGAACGACCAGAGTCAAATAACACAAGGACCGGTAGCAGCAGGGGCTGCAATAATAGGACCTACGGTAACTGGTCCTGTTAATATTCCAACCGTGGTGACGTCTTACTCACAGTATAAGGCGATCTTCGGTTCATCTTTTATTTCAGGAGGTGCAACTTACGAGTACCTGACCAGCATGGCGGCGCTTGGTTACTTCCAGCAAGGAGGATCTTCGCTTCTGGTTACAAGGGTAGCAAGCGGATCTTATACTCCAGCTACAGCAACAGTGGGAGCAACAGCAGGTACTGCATTCACTCTTGAGACTCTTTCAGTTGGTACGATAATGAATAACTCAGGTAGCGCTACAAATGGTGCTCTTGTTTCTGGTTCTTCTGCCAACGTTAGATGGGAGATCACCGCAGCAGACACTGGATCTGGTTATTTCAGTCTTGTAATACGCAGAGGAGATGACTACCAGAATAGCAAGACAATCCTTGAAACATGGAACAACTTATCTCTCGATCCAAACCAAAACAACTACATCGAGTATGTGATAGGAAACCAGACTCAGAATGCGATACAGGATCCTACAACAGGAAACTACTATCTACAGACAACTGGATCTTACATGAATAATAGTAACTACGTAAGAGTAAAATCTGTAGCACTCGCAACTCCAAACTACCTGAATTCATTCGGTCAGCCACAAGCGCAGTACACAAGCTCTATACCAGTTGTAGGATCAGGTTCTATAAACGGAGCATTCTCTGGAGCAACTGGAGCTCTTTACGGTGGATTTGGTATCACGCCACTGCTGATGTTTGAAAACATTCCTACTACAGCTGGTGGTCAGGTTAACAACATCCAAGGTCTTACTCCAACAAACTACGATATAGCAATCAACCTGCTTGGAAACAAAGACGCTTACAACTTCAACACTATCTACGCTCCAGGCATAAACTCACAGAATGCTACTTCACAGATCATAGCGCTTCTTACCCTGGCTCAAAACAGAGGAGACAACATAGCGGTAATCGATCTTGTAGGATATGGTCAAACAATCGGTACAGTAAAAACAGCAGCACAGACTTACGATAACTCATACGGTGCAGCATACTGGCCATGGGTACAAGTTAGATCAGCAGAGACTGGAAAGATGAACTTCGTACCAGCTTCTACAATGGTTCCTGCGGTATACGAATACAACGACAAGGTAGCAGCAGAGTGGTTTGCTCCAGCTGGTTTCACAAGAGGCGGAATGAGCACAGTTCTACAGCCAGAGAGAAAGCTTTCAGTTGATGACAGAAATGCTCTATACCAAGCTAAAGTAAACCCAATCGCTACAATGCCAGGTGTTGGTACAGTAATATACGGTCAAAAGACACTCCAGCAAAAAGCATCAGCTCTTGACAGGGTTAACGTTAGAAGACTGCTTATAGCGCTGAAGTCATACATCGGACAAATCGCAGACGGACTGGTATTCGAACCAAACACTCAGGTAACACGTAATAAGTTCCTGAACGCAGTGAATCCATATCTTGCAAGCGTACAGCAAAGACAAGGTCTATATAGCTTCTCTGTGGTAATGGACGATACAAACAACACTCCTGACGTGGTAGATAGAAACGAGCTTGTAGGTGCAATATACTTACAGCCAACTAGAACTGCGGAATTCATTTACTTAACATTTAACATTCTGCCTACAGGCGTAACATTCGGATAATCATGGATAGAAATACAATAGTAAGAATCGCAATACCCTTGTCCCTTTACGAATCAGTGAAGGGCAAGGTATTAAATGAAGCTGAGAAAAAACCAGCTGATAAAAAGAAAGCATTCGTTGTAGTCTCACAATCTGGAACTGAAAAATATGCGATTAAAGGAGTTCCTAAAAATGCAAGTGGGTGGGGTAAAAAATACGATACTCAAGAAGAAGCACAGGCTGAAGCTGATAAAATGAATAAAAAAGAAAAATCAGCAAAGAAAAAGTAATTTACAATATTTATACTAAAAAGATACAACAATGGCAGGACTACTGGACCCATCAGAAATATTTTATACCTCATTTGAACCTACGGTAAGCAACAGGTTCATAATGTACATAGACGGCATCCCTTCGTACATGATCAAAAAGGCGTCAGCCCCTAGCATTGAGATGGGAGAAATCAAGCTCGACCACATCAACACTTACTTCAAGATAAAGGGTAAGGCTGAGTGGAAGGACATGGAACTCTCGCTCTACAACCCGATATCACCTTCAGGACAACAAGCTTGTATGGAGTGGGTGCGTCTTCACCACGAATCGGTTACTGGCCGTGATGGTTACTCTGACTTCTATAAGAAAGATGTGACTCTCAATATCATCGGTCCGGTGGGCGACATCGTAAGTGAATGGATCATCAAAGGTGCGTTCATTAAATCATTCACAGCTGGAAACTACGACTGGTCTACATCAGATCCTACAGAGTTGACACTGACATTAGGAATGGACTATTGCGTACTGAACTACTAAGGTAATACCACCCAATAATAAAAAAAGAAGCTCCACTCAAAAGGAGCTTTTTTCTTTTTAGAATAATTCAGTTATATTCTTTTGATAGAGGAAAACTTAGAACCTCGATATATATTATAAAACACAGTTACAATGGCAGAACAGAAATTTACGGTTCCAACAGAAATGGTCAGTCTACCTTCAAAAGGACTAGTTTACGAAAAAGAGAATCCACTTTCAGCAGGTGAGATCGAGATGCAATACATGACAGCAAAGCATGAGGACATCTTGACAAACATTAATAACCTTAAAAGTGGCACAGCAGTTGAAAAAACATTGAAAGCTCTGATCTCAAGCAACGTAAAGTACGACGATTTGATCCTTGGAGATAGAAACGGACTACTTATTGCTGCGAGAATATTGGCATACGGTAAAGACTATCAATTCAAATATGAGCATCCAGACACTAGAGAAGAAGAGGTGGTGAATGCAGATCTTCAGACGATGGAATATAAGAAGATCGATGAGAGCATATTCAAAGGAAAGAATGAGTTTGAGTTCACGCTGCCGTTTTCAAAGAATAAGATAACATTTAAGCTACTTACTGTAGGAGACGATAAGCGAATCGATGAAGAGGCAAAAGGCCTAAAGAAAGCGCTAGGAACTGAGCCAGGAGCGATCAGTCTAAGAATGAAGCACCAGATCACATCAGTAAACGGAGACTACTCAACAAAGACAGTGAGGGAATTCATAGATACCGCACTCTTAGCAAAGGATTCTGCAGAGCTTAGAAAGTACATCAACTCAATCACTCCAGACATATCAAACAAAATCACTATCACGTTTAAAGACGGAAAGGAGACCGAGGTTGATTTACCAATGACAGCAGAGTTCTTTTTTCCCGGGAGTGGAATATAGAGCGGTCTACATGACAGAAGTCTTCGAGCTGGTTTATCACGGAAACGGAGGATTTAACTGGCACGATGTCTGGAATATGCCAGTACCGCACAGGAAGTTCAGTCTGAGAAAGATAAATGAATTTCTTGGCAAGGTACAGGAGCAGAGGGATCAGCAAGCTCAACAGGTTACAGAGAAGACCGACATGTCAAAGTTTAAGATACCAGACGAGGTCAAACAGGCTATGACTAAGGCACCGGATTTTGTTTCTAAACCGAAGCCTAAGAAGTAGTCGTGTTTGATATTTATACCTATATGCACTAGAAGATGGCAAAAATTAAAAATAAAAATGTTGAAGATTTAACGCAGTCTATCAAAGATTTGAAAGACACGATATCTCTAATGCAAGAAATAAGAGATACTACTGGTGATTTCAATAATATAATAAAAGATGCTGAACGTAGTCTAAAAAGTATAGCAAAAAGTACAGAAAAAGTAAATGCTACATTTAGATCATTAAACTCTAGCGAGTTAGATCTAAAACAAATAAATAAAGACATCCTAAAAAATAAAATAGAGCAACAGAGAGTTAATGATAAGATAAATTCTTTAAATGCTATTGAAAGACAGCGGGCGGAAAATGATGCAAGAGACGTAGAATCTTACACAAATAAAATAAAAGAAGCTCAAAGACAACTTCTTGAGTTGAAATATTCTGGACAAAATGTTGATGAGAAGGTTATAAAAGATAAACAAAATGAAATTTATACTTTACAGGGGCAACTATTACTTCTTGAAGATACCATAGACGTAAAATCTGCTGAGTTTATAGCTTATAAAAAAATATTAGAGGCTTTACAAGAAACTGCTATGATATATGAGCAGATGCAAGTAAAAGCTAAAGATTTTAATAAAAAACTCGGAATTACTGGCATTCTTTTAAAAAAGATGGGAGTCGATGTATCATTTGCTGGTGATGCATTCGAAGCTATGTCTAAGGCAATAGAAAAAGGAAACGGAAAATTAAAAGTATTTTTTAAGGGATTATATGCAGGAGTAAAAGAAGCTTTACAGGATCCAATGGTACAGTTTACTTTGGTTCTAAAAGCACAAACTGCTGTATGGAATGGAATAAAAAAAGCTTTTAGTTTTATAGTAGATATAGCCAAAAAGGCGTACACTCTATTAACTGGATGGAATACTCAAATATTTGAATTTGCTAAAAATTTAGGTATAGGAGAAAAGGCGGCTAGAGGATTGCAAAATTCATTCTTGGATATGGCAAACACCTCTGGTGATCTTTATTTTAATACAAAAGAACTTAGAGAGGCATACACGGCTTTAACAGAGGCAACTGGTTTATTCTTAGAAAACAATAGGGAAACTACAGAGACAGCGGCCATATTACAAAGACAATTTGGTTTAACTTCTCAGCATCTTGGCTCAATAGCAGAAAATTCAGCAATAAGCGGAAAATCTTTTAAGGACACATACTATACGATAAATTCTATACGAATCATAGAAGGTAGTAGGAATAAAACCCTAATGTCTCAGCGTCAAATGATGGATGAGATATCGAAACTATCCTCTGTAGTCCTTATTAATTTCAAAGGTAACGTTCCTGCCCTTGCAGCAGCGGTAGTAAAAGCAAAGGCGTTGGGAATAGATCTCAATACTATAGTTGAAACCTCAAAAGGATTTCTTGATTTTGAATCCAGCATATCTAAAGAATTTGAAGCACAATTATTCACTGGAAAAGATCTGAATTTACAAAGACTCAGATACTTGTCAATGACTAATGACACAGCTGGGTTGATGGCTGAGATAGGAAAAAGAATTCCAAGCATAGTTGCATATGAAAAAATGAATGCGTATGAAAGAGAAACTTACGCAGAGGCTTTAAATATGTCCAGTGAAGCTTTAGCAGACATAATAAAGAAACAAGAGTTAAATCGTAAATACGGAATAGCTGAGAATGCGACTGCTGGAGAGACTTATAAGCACCTAGTACAACAAGGAATGAGTCATGCTCAAATAGTTGATATATTAGGAAAACAAGCGGCAGAACAAGATAAATCAGCGTCAATAGCAGATAGATGGAATAGTGTAGTTGAAAACATAAAAGATACCCTTGGGCAAATGCTTGAGGGAGAAATGGGTAATATCATAAAGGCATTCCAAGATTTAGTAAAAAATTCCGGTGGCATACAAGGAATAATGGAAAAAATTAGAAGTATTGCTAAAGGAGTAGCTAGTTTTTTTGCAAATATTCCTGAAGCTATTGATAAAATAGTAAAAAAAGCCGCAAATATATTACATTTTATTGCTGGTGCACAAGCTGTAATAGGAGGATTTATGCTTCTTTCGCCAATTACAGCTCCAGCAGGAGCTGGATTATTAGTAGGCGCAGCAAAGACTGAAGCATTAGCATTAGCTTTAACAGCTGGAAACTCGGTAGCTCAAGACTTTATGAAACCAACAACAGTGAGTGGAGCCGCCGCCGCAGCACAAGTATCATCAAATAGAGTTGCATCTACATCAACTGACTCAACAATGCAAATGACAAGACCTCCAGTAGCATTTACCGCAGAGATTATTAATAATTATGATGGTCAGAGATCAGCACCAATAATAAAAAAATATTTCTTCGGACCCTCTGGAGACAATGTTACGGGAGAATTTGGAAAAGAACATAACATATCAATAGGAGGATCATAAACCATGGCACTAGTAAACCTAACAACTAAATATACAACTCAAAACTGGTCGCTGAATAACGCAAACGACACGACAACTCACACGGACTACACTCCTGAGAATGTGCCAGCGCAGAAGAAGTTTAATTTAATTCCTTCTACGAACCAGTCTGCTTTTTTTAGAAGGAATGAAAAAAACATCGGGCTAGATCAGGTGGATTCTGTTTCTGAAAAAGGAGATCATTTAGGTCTTGGTAATCTAAAAACTGGATTAAAATCTTTATCTTTTGGCATGGATAAAAAAGGAGGTGGATGGTCAGGTCAACCGTTTGTGACTTTTGATATGAACGGAACCGCAGAACCAGGAAACATAAAAACCTCTAATAAATCACTAATAGATTTTCCAAAAAGAGGTGGAAATTACCCATCAAACGATATAGATTTTACAAGGATAAGCGCATTCTTAAATACTGAAAGCGGTAAAACTTTCCTCAAGAAACAGAAAGCTTTACAGTTCATGAATCCTAGAATAGAGACGGGAACTAGCATGAAAGTCTCAAATAATACCAGTACTCTTCCAGGTCTTATAGAAAATACTCGCGTATATTCTTCTGATAATCTATTGAACCAAATAAAAGTACAAGGAACTGGCGGACACGTTTCTAGAGTAGGAGCTTCAAACCTTGCGATACAGGATGACTTCTATATGAACACTGTTAGACTTCAGAACATAACAAACTCATCAACACTCAATAGGCTTGCAATACTACAAAAGTTAAAGATTGCAAAAACTAATTCAAATGCTTTTGTCAGTGTTAACGAATTTTTTGGATCTGTAGAAAATACTCTAATCGCAAAAAGCTTGGGTATATCTACTAATCAAACGCTACTATTCAATTATCCAGGAGGACCAACATCAGGAAATGGAGTTGGAAATACTACGATAGGTAGATACGTAGATACAACAATAGCGGCTACTTTAAATGAAATTCCTACTGTTATGGGTTATGCGCAAATAGCAAATAGGAATCCTATAAAAAATGGACCGATTATTCCAAATAAAATAATAGATTTTAGAAGCGAAACTCAAGGTTTTAAAAATGCAAAATCAAATTGGAATTTTGCAAAAGACAGCATGGAAACAATGCTAGGATTTGTAAAACCTGGAAATGCAAGTAATTTACAGAAAACTGATTATACTATATCAATATCTAAAGATTTATTAAATGCGTCTTTTCCTATTGCTTTTACGAATAACGATCCATACGAATCTAGTGATATGTTAAATATGATAGGAGTTAAAAAAACTGACATCATAAAATTTGGATTTGAGTGCATGAGTAATGATCTACCTGGTACGTCTACCGCGTTATTTTTCAGAGCTTTTTTAACAAATGGATTTACTGATAATAATACAGCAAATCTAAACTCATTCAGATATATGGGTAGAGGCGAGGAGTTTTTTACTTATCAAGGATTCACAAGACAAATATCGTTCTCATTCAAGATTGCTGCGTTTTCTAAAGCAGAATTAAAACCCCTATATAATAAACTAAATACTCTGATATCTCAAGTTTACCCAGATTATTCACCTAATACTAATGTCATGAGAGCGCCGTTAGTAAAAATAACGCTTGGTGATTATTTATATAGAGTACCCGGATTTATAGAAAGTGTAAATGTGACAGTCGATAATACAAGTCCGTGGGAAGTTAATTTAGAAAATGATGAAAATATTCAACAACTTCCCCACGTATTAGATGTTTCAATATCATTTAAACCTATACTGTCAGTTCTTCCAAAAAGACAAACTGAAAATTCAAATACTTCTTTAATTACTAATAACATGAGAAGTCAAGAAAATCCATTTATTGTTAATCCAAGTAAATTATCGATAGATAGAATGACTCTAAGAAGTACTGTACCAATAGTTGGTACAACTTATAATCCTCAACCAGTACCAATACCGCCTATTCCCCAATAAGATATTTATATGGGAGAATCTAATGATGCTTTAAGAAGATTGCAAGAATCTCAATAACATGACAAACAGATATCAAAACATACAGACTACGAAGAATAGCTTAAGAGGAGTTCCATTCTATGTGAATGCCATCTATCCTGACATACCTCAGACAAACAACGATAGCTATGTTATAACTACTCTTGGAGATAGACTAGACCTTATGGCATTAGATTTCTATGGAGATACTGGATACTGGTGGGTCATAGCTTCAGCAAACTCTCTTCCAGGAGATAGTCTATTTCCTCCAGTTGGAATGCAGTTAAGATTACCCGCAAATCTATCAACAATTTTAAACGAATATAAATCAGTAAATACAGTACGATAAGTTATGTCAATAAATCAAGAATTAGAAAGAATATGTAATACCGCCGGATATCCTATGTATCCGTGGGCTTTTACCCAATTAAGTAAAAGAAGTAAATTAGGATCTCTAAAAGATAGAGATGATAATAATTTAACATATCTTGCAAATAAAGGAGCTTGGATAAGGGTAGTGTCTTCTGTAAATATAGAAGGTGGTAGTTTTAATTATTTTAAAAATATAGCTCAAGGTCTTCAAAATGAAAGAAGTCTTGCTGAGAATTTTATACTATATGGTGGAACATCTACGTATGCTTATAAAAGTCAACAATTATTAAGAGAGACTCCAAACGATCAAGGCGTAGTAGAGACATATGAAGTGGGAGACTTACAAGGATCAAGGACTCAAGGCATGAATCTTAGATCTGGGTTAGATGCATACAATTTAACCGGAGATCAAGAAATAAGAGACTTTGGATATAGACCAATGCCAGGTATAACTTCTGTTACAATAGATTCAACAGGTAGAATGGGATCTCTTAGACAGGCAACCATAAATTTTAAAGTATGGGATAAGTATCAATTAGATATAATGGATGCTTTATATTTTAGACCTGGATTTACTGTATTATTAGAATGGGGTCATGCAAAATATTATGATAATAATGAAAATCTACAATCATCTGAAGAATTCATGATAAATCCTTTTCAAAGAGATTTAACAAAAGAATCTATACAAATTCAAATTAATACAAATACTCAAAAAGCAGCTGGAAATTACGGTGGAATGTTAGGTATTGTTACAAATTTTAATTTTAGTATAACAGAAGATGGGGGATATGATTGTTCTATAATAGTTACAGCTTTAGGTTCCGTATTAGGCAGTTTTCCAATCAATCACGCTGCAGTACTTCCAGATACATACTACGAACAACTTACTCAATTATTAAATCGAGGAAGAAATCAAGAAATTTCATTAGCAAAAGCTACAGCGGCAGATATAGAAGCTAAAAAAATTCAAGAATTTAATGAATCTTTAGATGAAAAATCTAGAGCTTTATTAAGAATAGCAAATGATAAATACGGAACATTACTCTATAATTCAGGTATTCTAGAATCAGATATACAATCATTTATAGAAAAATCTAAAAATGATACAATACGTCAACAAAGAAATCTAGAAGAACCTTTAAACTTTGCTGAAGATTTAATAAAACAAGAAAAATCAAAATCTATAATACTATTTTCCTCAACTGATGGAAATACAGCGGCATACTATAATGAGTCAGAATTCTATAATAATATTTTATATCTAGACAACTCAAATAATCCAAATATTCATGAAAAATATATAACGAGCTATGAAAAAGATAGCGATAAAATAATTGTAAAACTTAATAGAGATGGATTAAGTGAAGCGGCTAATTCTACAGATTCAAATAAAATTAAATTTTTTTCAGGTCAAGAAAATTCAAAATATTACTATAATCTAGTTGTAGGATTAGATGGACAATCTAGATATAATTTAATAGTATTCAAATATCCAGAACAAAGAACAATACAAAATGGAGTAAATACAATAATTAGCGCTGAACAAGCTTTTAATACTATAAAAAATGATACATTTTTAAATATAAATGCACAATATAAAATAGTTGCAATAAAATCAAATGTATTTTTAAAAACTGATAATGCTAAATCACAACAAGCTGTATATATAAAACTACAATATAGATTTGATCCAAGATATAGTATAGAGCTTGGATTAGATATATCAGACTCAGGAAATCAAGTTTCATTTTTTGAAGATATTGGTAAAACTTCTTATACTGCTTTAGCAGATTTATCATTAATAACTTCTATAGAAGGAAATCAAGATTTAACTATAAATAAAATTGATGTAAAACGTCAACAAGCAATTTCTGAAGCAGAAAAAGCAAAAAAAGATTATTTAGATAGTCAAAGTAAAGTTGTAGATGCAAAATATACAACAGAACAATTAAAAACAACTATACAAGGCGAATCTACAATAGAACTTATGCTAAGATCACTTCTTGTTTATGCAATTAATAGTCCTAATCAAAATAATAAAGAAAAATTTAAAAAATATATAGCAGCGTTATTTTCAGAAGGAGCATACAAAAATTTTTTTCAAAATGGAATACCTCAAAAAAAGGAATATACGCTTAATGATCTTAAAGCATATGTAAATGGATCAATGACTCCAGAGAAGAGGTTAGAAATGAATATGATGTATGGAAATAATTTTAGTTTAATGTCATGTGAAGATGTTCTTGATGAAAATGGAAACGTAAAAGAAAATTATATAAAGACATTACCTCAAGTAGACTTTAATAAATTATTTGAAATAGTATTAGTACAATATGGTAAAACTGCTGACATAGAAATAATTAATAAACCAGATGCATGCGTTTATATAAATCTTGGATTATTTTTTTTAATGCTTAATCATACGGGCATATTATACAATAAACAAACACTTAATTCACTTAGTAAAAATGAAGTTATAACACCAATGGCATATTTGGATTTTAATCCAGAAACTAATTATTATTTAAGTAGTGAGAATCAATTTTCTATAAATCCATATAAATTTTTAGTAAGATTTCCATCTTCTGCAAAAACCTATAAAAAATTATTTGATAAAGAACTTATCCCTAATGGAATAATTACTTATAAAGCAAAAGAATACATAAAAGATAAAGATACACCAGTAGAAATTACAAAAACTGAATCATTATTTGATCCAAAAGACGATAAACTTTCTAGATATTTATCTGATACTAAGACGGGATTGGAAAAACAACCTAATGGATATATAGGTAAATTAATGAATGTACAAGTAGAGATAAATCATTTATTATCTATAATGTCAAAATATAGAACATCAAGTGATTCTCATGAAGTTTATTTTCAAAATGTAATAGAAGATATTATATTTGATTTGAATAAGAACATGGGTAATTATAATGCGTATAGGCTTTCTTATAACGACGCAGCAAATTGTTATGTAATAACAGATGATCAATTGCAATCTAAACCACACTCTAGTTTATCAAGTATAAAAAGCGAAATGATAGATAAACCAGAGAATTTTGAAATACCTATATACGGAGTTAAATCTATAGCTAGAACTATTAATATAACTACTGATATAAGCTCAAGATTGGCGAGTTATTTAGTAATAGCATCAAATCCTGGAGTAGATACACAAGTTATGACTTCAAAAAATACTACTGATTTTGGAGTTTATAATACTGGATCATATGATAGATATACTATGATAAAGACAGATGGAACAGCTACACCTGAAAATAATAATGTTCAGAATGCTCAAGCTGCAGAGCTTGCAGTTAATTTTAATTCTGTAGTATCAAAAATATATACTATAAAAAAATCAGTACCTCTTCCAGATGAATCTCAAGATGATACTACTATAAGACAAAATATATCAGATTCTGATATTGATAGAGCATTGGGATATTATATAGATAGAATGGCAAAAGTAAAAAATGCTCAAAAAGATACAGCTCATGCTATGATAATTCCGCTAAATGTAAATATAACTATGGATGGTATGTCAGGAATATATCCTTTCCAATTATTTACAATAAATGAAAATATATTGCCATATAGATATAGTAGCGCCGCTTTAAATAAAAGAAAAGTAGCTTTTACAATAACTAAAATAACAAATAATTTTGAATTAAATCAATGGACAACAACATTACAAGGAAAGATGGTGCTCCTTAAAAATGATAGTAAAGAAGAAGATCAAAAACTTATAGAAATAGCAGAAACCGCAAGACCTCAATCTGGAGTAACAGCTATAAGTACAGATTATTCAAATATTAAATTTAATGATCAGACAAAATTAGATGTACAAAATATAAATCAAAATTTACTTTTAAATATAAATAAAGCAGCAATGGATGTTGGAGCTATTGTTACAATAACTACTGCTATTACAGGGCATAAACCCCAAACAGAATCAAATAATGTATCAAGACATATTACTGGAAATGCAGTAGATATATCTATTATAAATGATCAATCTGTAAGTTTATTATCTACTCAAGAAGATACTATAGCAGATAAATTTGTAAAAGCATTAGAAAATATGGGATATTCTAGAGAAGAAAAATCAAAAATAACAGATTCTAGTGCAGTACTCTATAAAATACCAAATCATACAAATCATATACATGTATCAAAGATATAAAAAATGTCATTAAGATACTATCCATCATTCAGAATCCAAACAAATCAAAACACAACAGGAGGAGACTATACTGTAAATGGAAAGCCGTACGTTGGAAAGTTCTATCTTACATACGATGGTAAAGCTTTCTCAGGCCCAGATCCAGTGTCAGGTCCAAATGAGCTATTGACTCCAGCGCAAAAGTATCAATCATCTCCAGTGCTGACCAATAAAGCTCTGCCTCCGGTATT